GGTCTGTCTACAGAACCATACTTAGCGAGCCAACGCTCTGTTGCTAACAAGGTACAGACTCGTACCTCATCCTTGCTCAGTTGTACTATCATCAACTTCTTCTACTTCAGGTACTTCTGGTACCACTTCTGGTACAAGTATCTCTGATGTTGTTATTTCTCCACCTGGTATTGCCATTATTGTTTCTCCTTTAACCATTGAGTTAAGTCTTGGATTACCCAAGCCTGATCTATTGATGCGTTGCGACGCTTAACTACTACATAAGATAGAGGAACTTCCCCAAGACCTCGTGCCTTTGCATAGTTAAGCGCCTCAACTTGCGCTTCTCTCCAGAACTCAGGCAACGAAAGCGTCTGCCTGTTCTTGAGTTCAAGGATGTAAGTTTCTCCAGATATGATAACAACCATATCTCCTTCATCCTTTGCCCCAGCCTTAGTCAAACGTTCTGCCATAGCACCCGCATTGCGGAGCCACTTCATTACATCTGTCTCAAACTGAGAACCCTTACGTCCGTTCTTGTTAGCCATTAGAACTCCATTACTAAATAAAACGGACCTATATCTAAACTAATAAAGTACTTACTAATCACAAATCCCAACGCTATCTGCTTGGTGATACCAGTAGATAACCAAATGTTTGCAATGCTTATCTCTTTATGCATTAACGCACCGCCTGAAAGTTAGAGTTCAAGTATGCCATCCCTTGTGCATTTTGATCTGCTATCTGACACGCTGCAAAGTTAACAAACAGTGTAGCCCACTTAGAAGCATCTGCTGTGTGTGGGCCAAAGCGATTCTTAACTGCAGCCACACGTAACACTCCTTGTCCTGGGTCATAACCTAATGTAAGTATGAGAGCGGGTAACTGACTTACCTTGCCGTGAATAGAACGGCGTGGAGGTGGCATAGTCGGTGAACCATACTCGCTTTGTTCTGATACGTGATGAAGTACTAAGACACAAGCCTCTGTCTTGCGTGCCATATCGTGCAACTCCATCATAATTGCACGTAGCCCTGCCCATTCATTGTCTGTTTCGGCTGCAACATTCATTAAGTTATCAATGATAATTAACTCAGGTGTTATGCCAAAGAGTTCAACGTAGGCTTTGATTTCTAATTCAATGTCATCTAGTGATGGACTTGAATCAAAGACCCATTGTATGTGCGACATCTTGGTTAGGTGTTCAGCATAGAAATCATCTTTGTGTTCCATATTGGATTCAACTGTCATCTGTGTATGTCCTGAGATCTGCGCTGCAGACCGCATCAAGACTGTAGCAGTGTCAGTGTCGGCTGAGAAGAAAAGTGTTGGTACCTTTGCCTTGATTGCATAGACAAGAGCAAACATACTCTTACCAGCATTAGGTGCAGCAGCAACCATACATACTTGCCCACGTCTAAATTTAATGGACTCACCAGCAAGGCCAGTCCATACATCAGGCAGAGGTACAGCCTTAATAGTGCTGTTACCTAGTGCCCTCTTTAGATTAAGCAACTTCCCCATCCCCTCCAAGATTTATTCTGCGTTGTCTTCTTACATCTAGACGCTCACGTGGTGCCAACCCACCCCATATACCAAATGCTTCCTTGTGGATTCCCCACTCAGCGCATTCAGTTCTATGACTACATCCTTTGCAAATTGATTTCGCATACTGACCATCAACGTAACTTACTGCTCCCTCTTCTCTTTCAGGGAACCAGAAGTCACCACCAATCTCTGCACATAACGGGTTCTCGTACTCACGAGGTTCCCGCATCTGATTATCGCAGGAAGATAGGCTCGCACTTATCTGCAGCACCCTTTGGTGCAGCACACATCCACGCTCTCCAAGGTCCTCGTGCTGAAGTACCAGTGCGGTATGCCATATTGCCGTGCTTACAGGTAGGTGCTTGTCCTTCAGTAACTACTGGACTTGGTGCTGCAACTGCTGTTGTATTGAATGCTGCTTCGATGTTCTGTACTGCAGCAGCAGTAGCATTGCTACCACCAAGGTCAGCACCTGTTGCCTTGATAAGTGTTGCCACCATACCAAGATCATTAAGACCTGTCTCAAGATCCTTTACATCTGTTGCATAAAGATTGATAAGAGTTCCATCGTTTAACTTATAGTTGATTTGGAACTTTGTGTTTTCGTTTGCAGCCATTTACTTTCCTCCAGTTTGTTTGATTGATAGGCGTTGTGATTCATTACCAAACTTCTTGGGTACGAACCCAATTAGTTTTTCTACTTCTTCACTGTCAATAGTTTCACGTCCCTTGACAGTTGTCCAACTGACTTCTAAACCACTAAACGTTGTACCTAGTAGTCCTTCAAAAGAAGTCTTCAAAGAATCTTGGTGCTTTTCTAACTCTTTAATCTGTGCTGCTAACTGTAAGTACATCAGTGCGTTCTTGTCAATATCAGCATCATCAATGATTACATCACTGACTGCCGTATGTTCTTTTTTTATACCAACGCATCCCATCTCACCTGATGAATCGTAGAACTTGCAATAGAACTGACAGTAACTAGAGTCACGCTCTGGATCTGGTGCCTCTGGTGCACCCTTGATTGCTTCCAACCAGTTCAATGCTTGCAGTGCAACTGTTTCATCATAATCTTCTGTGTGTACCTTGATGTCTCGCTCATCACCATCACGTGCAATGGCAACTAGAGATACACGGTTTACATCGTGACCATTCTTAGCCAGTAGATAACCGTATGTCTGCACCTGCCAGCGTTGCTGTGTTGATGGGAAGTATGAAAGGTTCTTTACCTTGCTTGTCTTCCAGTCAATAACATCGCCAGTACCTGGTACATAGCAGTCAATGTGTGCCTTCATTCCGTTGTACTCAACAGATGTTTCAATCATTACATCTGGATTATCTGCTAACGCTTTCTCAATCTCTGCGTGAATAGCAGTACCCATAATGGCTGCAAGTTTCATCTCGTTCTCATTAGTTTCAGGTTGGTCATTTAATCTATACCAAACCTTGCGACGACAACCACCTAACTCTGATGGTCCAATCTGCACCTGCGTAGATCGTGAACGCTTTGCATCGCCTGCTCTAAGAGCAGTAAGTAATAGTTCCCTTGGGTCTGTTATCGCCACTTGCGGTTATCTCTCCACGTTAACCAAGTGTCGAAGCCATATGCTGCAACAAAACCTAGTAGAAAACTTGTTAAACAAAGTGCAATTATCTCTTTCATTTATACCCTTTCCTGTGCTACTACTTGTATTGGTGGATGCGTATTGATATCTAGTAAGGATGCAATCCTGACCGACTCTTCTGCCACCACACTTGCCGTTATGAGTTTATTGTAATTCTTAACTGGCAAAGAATACAAGTACCCAAGGGCATAATTCCCACCTGAGCCTGCAGAGAACAGCCCACGCTCAGATGTGTTAAAGGACAGGTCACCACCGATAGAGAACAAGTTGGCGTTGAACGAGATAAGGAACGAGAAGTTCATCTCCTTGTTATCTATCTCGTAGTTACCTTCTTTGAATGCAGCCGAGATACTAGGAAGTATCTTGCTACCCATAAAGCGAACGGGATCTTCACCACGATATAGCGGTGGCTTCCACGCATAGGCAAGGATGTCACCTGGACGTGAGTCACCAGTAAGGCCAAGGAGATACTTACCTACCGAGATTATCTTTGGAGTCTCGACAGAGATGATTCGTTGGTCACCGTCCGTGATTTGACTATCTGCTGCAAAGACTACGAAGTCGTGACCTTGGATTCCTACTAAGGTTGTCATACTGGTCAGTGTATCACTGCGTGTCGCAAGACACATACTAGGCAGATGTCTGTGTACAATTGCGAGCGTGAGCGAGCAGAAGCAGACAAAGCGCCCTTCAAGGGCGCAAGGTATGGGTAACCGACAGGTTACCGTGTCTCTCCGTCTACCAACCCTGCCAAGAATGAAGCACAGAAACCCACTACGTTTCTTACCACAGGTCACTGGCGCTGATTTGCGGGACTTAGGACCAGTACACGTATGTATCTGTGGCTCTCAAGTATTCAACGTTGCAGCAGCCTTTAATGACTTTGAACTATCTTGGTACTTTCTAGACGCTACCTGCTTTTCCTGCGGTGCTTTAGTACGAGTCCCTTGTGAACCTGACAGGTATGAAGCACAGACTTTCACAGATTAATGAGCAGGATCGCACTGGCATTTGCTCAGTCTGTGGCCCTATTAAAATCAAACTCAGAGACGGTAGAATGTCTACGGCTACCAGTAGATACAGATGCTTCACGGTTTACAGACGCAACATCATCAAGAGCCAGTACCCATACGCAGTCCACAAGAAGGACTACTGCCAGCACTGTGACTTCAAGCCAGTACATATCAGTCAACTAGACGTAGACCACATTGACGGGGACAGATGGAACAATGACCCAGCAAACCTTCAGACCCTGTGTGCTAACTGTCATAGGTTAAAGACCCACCTATCAGGGGATAGCAACTCAGGCATCTATTAGTTTTATGGCATAAAAAATAAGCCCCCATCCCCGAAGGGATGAGGGCTATTGCCTCGCGCTAGTGGGTTACTTAGACCCACGACCAAAATCTGTTGACTTTGGATCAAGTGCTTTTAGCACTGGACCTGCGATAGCAGCAATACCTGCTGTTGCTAGAGCCTTTGGATCTGTTACACCTGCAAGCCATAGCGCAATTACTGACGCAATTCCTGCACGTAGGTAAGTTCCTGCCATAGCGATTAACTTATCTTTGTTCATTTGTTCTCCTTCTTTTTAGGTAGAGGCTTAACTGCTGCCTTTACTTTGTTGACAGCCTTTGGTTTACCCAGCCAAGGGAACCAAGGGGAAGTGTCATCTCCACATCCTTCTTTGATTGAGATGTGAAGATGCTTGTTGTGCTGGTTTACTCCGTCGTACTTGGATTCACCGTTCTTTTCAGACCAGATCTTTCCGTGAAAAATTAAATACTTCACACGCTTGTCTGCCTTAAGTTCTTCAAATAGATTAAAGCAATCAATGCCATTTACTGGGTCGTGTGTTAAATCAACCGCATACCCAGTGTTGTGATCTGAGTTAGGATTCTGTACTTGGTGTGCTGCTGATGGAAGCAAACCGTCCGATGCTTTCTTGCGGGAAGGCTTGATCGCTGTGGCTTGACGAAGCACAGCAATAGCGGCAGGTGTGGCTTTCTTTACAAGTTTCTTCATTCATTTCTTCCCTTTTGCAACATCATCTGATAGAGAATTTCTACCTTAGTTTCTAATCTAGCAATGGAATCTTTGACACTTGAGCCACCATTGGGTTTAAGTTCGTTGAGGTAGTGCTTTACAAGCCAGCGTACCGCGCCAACAAAACCACCAATGATTGTCATTACTGCAACAGTTATTGTTGCGTAGTCCTGTGCCTGCATTAGACCGTCCTAATAGTTACTAAGAGCGTTCCGCCGTAGCCAGAGAACCGCTTATCTGATGGGGTAGCATTTCTAAAATCTAACTCTTCGATAAGTCCAATGTAGGATTCACCAGTTCTAAAGTCTTCAACACGGATGGTGTCACCTACGTTTTCAATAGACTCAAGTTGTGACATACGCACATACGCTGAGCCTTCATAGCCAACCTCAACTCCGAAGTGATCTGATTCGTGGTCAAAGCAAGACAATGGATACTGAATCAATCGCTGACGTGGGATAGCAGGCAGAGCCTTAATCTGGTAGCCAGTAAAGAGTGGTCCCTTAGAACTGTCAGTAGATGAACGAGTTAGCGTGAACTGGAAACCAAGGTATTCTTGTGATGCCTGTGGATAGTTAATGTTAATTTCTGGAACAGATGACTCTTGTGCAAAGGTACCAATGCGGAAGAAGTTATCTGCATAGTCAATGGAGTCAATGTTGAGGCCACCGTTTGTAGTATCAACACGAGCCTGCATTAACTTAAAGATCTTGAGTTCTAGTGTGTTGTATCGAACGTAGCCTGTACGAAGAGTTCCTTCTGCCAATAAGGTTGATGCTGATTCAATGTAGATGTCACCATCTGTGCCATTGCCTGCGTTGCAGAATGCAAGGCGGTTGGTATCTCCCAGGAAAGCAGATGCTGTTGTGTAGTGACCTAGCGTATCTGCTGGGTCGTATAAGTCATAGGCATAAGGAAACTGAAGGTTACCTAATGGTTGACCCATATCTACACGAGTTACACCAACCTGACCATCAACGCCAGAGGCAGCCCAGATGTACCTGTCGCGGAAAGCAAAGTCATAGACTGGCTGGGTTGATTCAAAGATCAAAGCGCCATAGGTAATGGAGCCATCGAGTTGACTTGCATCAGCCATACGCATACCTTGGCTAGTTCCAATAGCCATATTGCCAAGATAGTAAGCAATCTTAAATATAATCTCGCCTACTGGTAGTTCTGCTGCAGTAATAGCACTAGTCAGGGTAGGCATAGCACCAGCAGTAGAGAGGGTAAACTTGTAGATGTTTGACTGGATACCTGAGTAGCCTGAGATATAAATAGCAGCACCACTTGAAGTGATGCTAGTAAAGATATGATCTGGGTCATTGTGTGTGTAAACAGGAGAAGGTAGTGATGTTGCAGTGCTGGAGAACTCATATACCTTATCGTTAACACACATTACAATACGCTCTTTGGTGTATTCCATAACAGCGTTGGTTACAGTGATGCCGTTATCAGTAATCATTAAAGTGGGCGACACAGAACTATCATCAGAAAGTAACTTCTTATATACTCTTAACCTTGGAGTTCCAGTATTAAGCACATTGGTAACCCAATAGGCATAGACACCATCATCGCAGATTGCGTGTACTGGATAGTCTGATCCTGAGTTGTAGTCAATAAAGTGGATAACCTCTGCAACGCCTGTACCTACTGGAGATACAGCAGTAGATGCTACGTTAGATGCAGTCTTGGCGTAGGTGAAAGTAGTAGTTGTTGGTATTGTAGTAATGCGGTAGGTACCATTGAAGGTAGCATCTACACCAGTAATAACAATTTCCATACCGATAGATAAACCGTGTGCTGCAGTTGTAGTCAGTGTTGCTACATTTGTAATAAGCGCCTTGTTGCTAATAGATACAGTAATCTTTGGGAAGATTTTATCTGCATCATATTCATCAACGAGTAGAACACCATCATAATTATTTGAACTCTTAGTCCATTGAATAGAGCGCATTAACTGCCAAGGACGACCATTGGTTCTGATGCCACCAGTAGTTAAATGCTGGGCAGTACAAGACTTGAGCAGTGTTGCCTGTCCTTTAGTCCAGACATCAACACCTTTAGATTCTGTGTACTGGAAGCGAAGCGACTCATCTTGGATAGGTTCAAAAAACTTGATGCCTTGTCCAAAGTGGAATGAGGATTGACTACGTAGCCACCAACCAGTGAGCGTCTGCTCACCAGGCTCACGGCTCTGGTCAATCTGTTGCTTGCGGTACTGCGCTGTTACACGACGATATGGTGAGTCGTCACTGTTCAGCAAGAAGAAAGGAAGACCAGCGATTGCTACATCATAGGCTTCACCAGTTGCTGAATAGTTTGTAGATCCTGCAGGGTTGGAAAGGGTATAGACCAGCCCTTCGGTAATATCGTCGCCGTAGGCCACTTGGTTCCCCTTACTTGGTTAGTGCTGCAATTTCTTCTGCTGTTAAGCCAAGTGATGTTAACTTTGCTTGGGCTGATGCTTTAGCATCTGCTGCAGTCTGTGCTGCTGCGTCTTCTTCAGCCTTGCGTGCTTCTGATGCTACGCGGTCTGTTTCCATCTGTGCTACTTCGGCATCGGTCAATTCAATGATTGACTCCACGCCTGTCGAGCAGTTGATTTCGATTCGTGTTGGGTTAGGCATTTTTTACTCCATATAGGTAGGCGGTTGAGTATTGAACAAAATTACCAGCACCAAGCGTCAAAGACATTTGGTTAATTGCTGTTGTATTAGACCAAAGCCCTGCTGATAATGAAAGATAGTTAGTTGTTCCTGTTGAAAGATTTGTTTCCATTGTATTATCTAAAGACATAGACTTATAGTTTGACCCTGCGTAATTTGGAATATATGTAGAATCGTTAGAAAATACAGAGGAAGTATTGCCCGCTGCTGGAACTCTAAATGTATTGATTGAAGTTGAACCACCGCTTGCGCTATCAACTGTTGTGTTGTCATAACCTCGAACCAATTTAGAAGAATATCCTGAACCTGAACTTGCTACTGTAATATTGAGTGGAGTTCTAATTGCAGCATCACTACTACGAACGGAAGTAATAAGCAATAAGTCTGTATAAGTCGCAGGAATGCTTGTAAAGTCAATACTAGAAGCACCAAGAACTCCAACTGTGCTTGATGCAATTAATGAATATGTATTTGCCATAGTTATGCCGCCTTATGCACTTAAGATGCCGTAGAGAGTGAAGGTAGAGCCGTTGACCCAAGAGCCGCCTGCTGCTGATGCGGTAATTGAAGTGATTGCAGCAGTGTTGCGCCAAGACCAACACGAGCAGCCACAACTGATTCAGCCGCATTTCCTCGGCTTAGAACTGTTTTATAAGTTGTGCTATTGGAATAGTTCATAATGTTCACGATAGTTGTACCAAAGTTGTTTGCGGTTGAACCAGTCACCAAAACTGGGGTTTGGGTACTGCCTGAAACGCGAGTAGAACCTGCAACGCTACCAGTTCCATAAAGATAAGTGGTTGAGTAGTTGCTCCCTGTGTCGCTATTGAATGTCAGGTTAGCGTTTCCGTCTAAACTGGCGTTGTTATCTTTTGCAGAAATAATAAGCACTAAATCTGTGTATCCTGAAATAGAACTAAAAGTAACACTTGCCTGTGAACCACTTGTCGTAGTAGTTGCAATCGGCGTATAAGTTGATCCTGCTGCCATTGTCTGTCCCTAGCCTTTCACGCCGTATAAGGCAAATGATGAGTATTGTGCAAAGTTAAGAGATGTTAAATAGTTGTACAAAGTAATACTTGTAATTGCTGATGTTGACATCCATAGTCCAGAACCAAAGTTAATATCTCCACCACCGTTGCCATCTTTTCCTGCTATATATCTAATTGTTTTATATTTAGAAGTATTTGTATAATCTAAAATATCGGCAACAAAACCAGCAAACATACTTGTTTGACCTGAGTTACCCCAAGAAGATAAACCTATTTCTCCATAATATCCACTTGCTTGATTTGCATAACCATTTGCAGTAGAACCATTACCATTTAATTGATGGCCATAATAGTTTGTGTATGTTGTATCTGAGTTAAATGATGCAGTTACTGTACTGTTTCCATAACCTGTTGCTGACTGATTGTTTTTTGAAATAGCACGAATCTGCAAATGTTTATATGTGGCAGGAATTGAAGTAAATGTAATTGTGGAAGACCCACCCGAACCAACAGTTACAGTAGCAATAGACTCATAAGATCCTGTTATTGCTTTACTACCACTTATTGAACTAGCCAAAATTCCTAAAATTGGAGTCATTAGGCAATATCCCCCACAATCGTGAAGGTATTACTTGCTGAGCAAATAATTGAGCAAGATGAATACTGGACTCTAACCTTTGGTGCTGCTGATACCGCAGCGTTAGATGTGATGGTTACTCCAGCACCTGCAAGGAAAGTAACCTGCCCTGCACCAATTTGCTGAAGGTTAATAACATCATTAGCAGAGAATACTGAAGGTGGCACGGTTACTACAACAGCAGCAGCATTAGATGCTGTAACAAGTTTGTTAACATCGCCTGCTACAAGGGTATAAGTAACGCCAGTTTGAGCGTTAAAGCCTGCAATGCCACCGCCTGCAGCGCCAGTAGTACCAGTAGCGCCAGTAGATCCTGTTGGACCTGTCGGTCCTGTTGGACCTACAACATTAGGATTTGGGGTTATATCAACAGCCATTATGCAATCTCCGATCCAAAAGCATTGAATGAACTTGTACCGTTAGTTGAGTATACGGTAATAACATCTGTGGCATCTATTGTGATACCGCCTGTGTAGGTAAATGTTGCACCAGCAGAAAGGCTAACTCCATAGACAATGTAATGCTGGTTAGCCAATGCTGCACCATCTGGTCGTACAGCGATGCGGATAGCATCTGCAGCCGATGCTGCAGTATTTACTACGTTAATAGTTGATATAATTGTTTGAGTTGCAGCAGGGACTGTGTACAGTGTAGTTGCAGTTGCAGCACTAGGAGCAGATTGTCCCAATACTTTATAGGTAGTTGGCATTAGGATAGATCCCCAATCACTGTGAAGTTGTTACTTGATGTACAGATAATGGTTGCTGCTGAGTACTGTGCTCGTAGGTCTGGGGCAGTTGATGTAGCACCAGTAGAAGTTAGAACGCTAGTTCCATCGTTTCTAATCTGGACTGCTCCTGCGCCACGGCGCTGTACGTTAATCTGCTGGCCTGTGGTAAAGACTCCATTAGGTACTGTCAGCGTCAACGTTCCAGCATCACTCATAGTAATTAACTTATTGACATCACCTGCTACCAGTGTGTAGTTAGCAACCTTTGCATTAATAGTTAAATCTGCAGTTGTAGGCGTAGCCCACTTCATACCCAGTGTTGCTGTGGAATCTGCAGTGAGTACTTGCCCGTTGGTTCCGATGGCAAGGTTATCTGGTACCGCACTAGCACTTGCTGCAATGATATCGCCCTTGGCTGTTACTAGAGCATTAGGAATTGCAGCATCTGCTGTTGCAACTCCTGTTGTATAAAAGGTTAAGTCAGCACTGGTAAGAACGTGTTTGACCGTTGCACTACCAGTATGAGATATAGCAGAGGTTCCTGCTTGACCACGAACAATTGTAAAAGTATCGGTAGATACTGCGGTGATATAAACTACTTCTTCGTTTTGTGTATCTACGTCTAGGGCTACTGTAAATATATCTACGTTTCCAGCAGCAAGAGTGACACCTCCCATAAGGGCAGAACCTGTACCAGCAGCAACTGTCATAGTAGTTGCACTGTTAGAGATTCCCGAAGCCAGCGTCGTTTCAACGCTGATGGACGAATACTTACGAGTCATTGGCTTTCCTTACCTAGCGAGTGTAGTGAATACGGATTGGATATTTGTCTGCCAACTTCAACGCTTCTTCTTGTAGTCGCTGTTGATAGAGGGCAAAGATGTAACGAGATGCTGCAACGCCTGCAGATGATGGCAACTTGGAATCGTTTAGATCTGCTTCAGCACTAGAGAGATTGATTCGTCCAGCGTCAAGATAAGACAGTAGTTTGTATGCTGCGCCGAGGACAACAACATCCTTACAAGAATCTGGTAGGCCAGTAACGTCAGCAAAATCATCTGTGTTTGCGTCAAGAGTGTTCGGCGTAGCGGTATACCAAACTTGAATTGTACGACCAGGTTGTACGTTCTCATAAATGTTAATTGTATTCTGTGTATTAAAGGTAGCAGCATTTGCCATACTATCTAAGCGCCAGCGATTAACTGGTAACCATTCCTGGCTAGAACCTGTGGTCTGCCAAG